CCAAGCATACCGCTACAGGTGGGCCTAGACTTTGGTCTTACGCCAGCTGCGGTCATAGGTCAGCGGCTCGCTAACGGGCGTTGGATAGTTCTGCATGAGATTGTGACTTTTGATATGGGCCTGGAGCGGTTCGGCCAGCAGCTCCTGGCTGAGTTGAATGCGCGGTTTCCAAAGGCGCAGCTGATGGTCTGGGGTGACCCCGCCGGTATGCAGAGGGACGCAATCTACGAGGTCACCGCTTTTGACCACCTGAGAACCCTGGGGCTGCGAGCTCAACCCACGCCATCTAACGACTTCAAGGTCAGGCGTGAGGCAGGTGCCGCCCCGATGCAGAGGCTCATAAACGGCAAACCTGGATTGATTGTCAATACGCAATGCAAGCTCCTCCGAAAATCGTTAGCCGGTGGATATCATTTTAAACGGGTATCCGTTGGAGCTGGCCAGGAAAGATTCAGAGATAGCCCAAATAAAAACGAGCACTCCCACGTTGGTGACGCATTCGGATACCTGCTACTCGGTGGCGGCGAACACAGGCGCATGACCAAGAGTGCATTTGCCCAAAACACACAGATAGCCCAAACGGTGGTCAATGCCGACTTTGATGTCTTTACAACTCGCTGAGAAACTCAACGACAACCGCAGAAGAACGGGCCTGTTCTTTATGCCCTTTCACAAAAACCACGCCGCCAGAATAGATATCAAATCCGAGGAGGTACTAGTTGTGGCCAACCGAGAGGAGGCCATTGATGTCTTTGACCAACAGGAACAGATGGGCGCAGCTGTTACCGCTTTCGTCTACAACCAGCCAGCAGCTATCTTTGGTTTCGTTTCAATCTGGAATGGCGTTGCCGAGGCGTGGCTAGTAGCAGATGACATTGCGAGAACAATGCCAATCACGCTTACCAAGACAGCAAACTTAGTTTTAGATATCTCTGCGATATCTATGGGATTGCATCGAACACAGATAACCGTTAGATCTACGGATACACGGGCGTACAAATGGGCATCAGCGGTTGGGTTTAAGGAAGAGTGTCTGATGCGAAAGTACGGAACAGATGGTGTGGATTATTTTTTAATGGCGAGGTAAATATGTCTGCTTTAACAAGAAAACCAGACACCGGCCCACAAGAAAGGGCTATCGAAGAGACGCGCAAAGAAAACGAGCGGCTCAAGATACAGGCTGAAGAAGAGCGCAGAGAACTAGGCGAACAGGCCGCATCAAAGCGTATGGCCAGGTTGCGTGGTGGGTCGCGGATGTTGTTGTCGGCTGCTCGGGTTTCCCCGGAGCAGGGAATACAAACCTTAGGATCATCTGAAATCGCATAGGAGTTTAATTATGGGTGGAGCAGTTGGCAGCATTAAAAAAGTATTTGATAAGCCACGACAAGACGGCGGTCTTGGAACTGTTGCAGATCAAATGAGAGAAGGGTCAAAACCGGTTGCAAAATCTATTTCTTCAGAAATTGATGAAGAACGCGCAGCTCGCCGTAGAGCTCGCCGTGGTGGAAGAGCTTTGTTGTCTGAGCAGCGTCTGACACCGGAAGCTGGTGTTGGCCAATCAACCCTGGGCGCAGGCCCAATGGCATAAGGACAATCATGGATAAAAAAGACAAGATGCAAAAGAAAGTGGCCAAGGTCATGCGCGAGTACAAATCAGGAACCTTGCACTCTGGAAAAGGTGGCCCAGTAGTTAAGAGCCAAAAGCAGGCCGTGGCAATTGCAATGTCTCAAGCAGGGATGGCCAAGAAATGAAGCCCGGACTATATGCCAACATCCATAAAAAACGTGAGCGGATAGCCGAGGGCTCTGGCGAGAAGATGCGTAAGCCTGGCGCACCAGGCGCACCAACTGCCGATGCATTTAAGAAGGCAGCTAAAACCGCAATGAAGCCCAAGAAATAATGGCAATTATTGTTCAGCGAGAATCTGACAATACAAAGTCAATATTTGTTACGTCAACATTTATTGATAAAGATGGCAATCAAACTGTTGCCGGGTCAGAAAAGCCATTTGTAGTTGCTGACGTTAACCATGTCAGGTTGCACGAAGGCCGAGCCTTTTATGCTTACTACTTAAATGGTGACGCAAATCAACTGGCTGACAATGCGTCTATTGACATTGCTGTTGCCTGGGCTGCTGGAAAATATCCTCACCTAGTGTTTGATGTTAATTGTGGCGGGGATGCGGAATTCACTATTTACGAAAACGCAACGGTAACTGGTGGCACATCGTTTACAGCCATCAATCGTTATAGGTCATCAACCAATACGAGCTCAAGCGCAATACTTGTCAACCCAACAGTCACTACTACCGGAACGGCTTTGACCGGAGAGTTTCTTGCAGGCGGGTCTGGCGGTCAGGCTGGTGGAGCTGCTGCATTTTCGTTTCAATATGTTTTAGCGCCCCTGACAACTTATTTATTTAGGTTAACAAACAGAAGCGGCCAAGCGCACATGGCTCACTTGATGATTGAGTGGTACGAATAATGGTTCAGAAAAAATATCAAAACCCAGAAGGTGGACTAAATGAAGCAGGCCGCAAATACTTCAAGAACAAAGAAGGCAGCAACCTCAAATCCCCGGTCAAGTCTGGAACGAACCCGAGGCGTGTTAGCTTTGCTGCGCGATTTGGTGGAATGGCTGGGCCTCTCACGGACGAAAAGGGTAGACCCACCCGCCTCAAGCTCGCCCTCAAAGCGTGGGGTTTCGGCAGCAAAGAAGCGGCCCGTAATTTCGCGCAAAGGCACAAAAAGGACTAAACAAAATGGCTGAGATGATGAGACTATCGCCAGAGGATGTGCTCAAGCGGCACGATATGGCGTTACGAAAGAAGGATGATTTCCGCGACCTCTATGAGGATGCCTACGAGTTTGCGCTCCCACAGCGCAACCTCTATGACGGGTACTACGAGGGCAAAGTTGGCGGCGCAAAGAAAATGAATCGGGTGTTTGATTCCACGGCGATCAACTCCACCCAGCGATTTGCTAACCGCCTACAATCAGGAATCTTCCCACCGCAGCGTAAGTGGGCGAGGCTTGAGCCAGGCGCAGACATTCCAGATGATCGCAGGGGCGAGGCACAAGCTGCGCTCGACATCTACACCGAGAAACTATTTGCCACGCTCAAGCAGTCAAACTTTGACATTGCTATGGGCGAGTTCTTGCTAGATCTCTCTATTGGCACAGCCGTAATGATGGTGCAGCCCGGAGATGACGTTAACCCGCTAAACTTTGTGCCGGTGCCGCAGTACCTTGTGGCATTTGAAGAGGGTGCCAATGGCCAGGTGGACAACGTCTACCGCCGTATGCGAATCAAAGGCGAATCAATCCAGCGTCAATGGCGAGATGCCAAGATTGATGGCCAACTAAAGTTAAAGATTGAATCAAAGCCAACGGAAGACCTTGAATTCGTAGAGGCCACGGTTTACGACAACCAGCGCGGTGACTACTGCTACCACGTTATCCAGAAAGAGACCAAGCAAGAGATTGTCTATCGCAGGCTAAAGACTAGCCCCTGGGTGGTAAGCCGGTACATGAAGGTGGCTGGCGAGATCTATGGGCGCGGCCCGGTAATAACCGCGATGCCAGATATTAAGACACTAAATAAGGTCAAAGAGCTGGTGCTCAAAAATGCGTCTCTATCAATTGCTGGTGTCTACACCGCAGCTGATGACGGCGTACTCAACCCTGCAACAATCAAGATTGTCCCAGGTGCCATTATTCCCGTGGCGCGTAATGGTGGGCCACAAGGTGAATCGCTCAAGGCCCTGCCGCGAGCTGGTGACTTCAACCTGTCGCAGCTGGTGATCAACGACCTGGTGCAAAACATCAAGCGCATTTTGCTAGACGAATCCTTGCCACCGGACAATATGTCGGCCCGGTCAGCTACCGAGGTGGTCGAGCGGATGAAAGAGCTCTCGCAAAACCTGGGCTCTGCCTTTGGCCGGTTGATTAACGAGACCCTTATTCCCGTGGTTACCAAGATTCTTGAGGTTATGGACGAGCGCGGCATCATCACAATGCCCCTGCGGGTCAACGGCCTGGAGATCAAGGTATCTGCTGTAGCTCCGCTGGCGATGGCCCAAAACATGGAAGATGTCAGCAACATTCTCCAGTACGCTCAGATTGCAGCCCAGGCTGGCCCAGAGGGTCAGATGGCAATCAAGGTTGGCGATATGCTTGATATGCTTGCCGAGAAGTTGGCCATTCCGCAGTCCATCAGAATGACCAAGGCCGAGCGCGAGGCGAAGATGGCTGAGGCGCAAGAGATGGCCGAGCAGGCAGCTCAGATAGCCCAGGAAAACCCAGAGATGGTTGAGCAGCTGGTTGGGGGCATGACCTGATGTCTGGCGGCTGGGAAGACCTAGAGGCCATACCAACAGATATCCGTGGAGCGCAGCAGGCGGTAGAAGATTTAAACAAGCTCTGCCTGCGCGTGCTCGGTTCAGAAGATGGCCAGAAATTGATGGGGTGGTTACGAGCTGCCCTACTAGAGCAGCCCGTTGCCGTGCCGGGCAGCGATCCCTCATTCGCTTTCTACCGTGAAGGGCAGAACAGCGTGGTGCGAGATTTGGAAGCACGGATCAAAAAGGCAAGGAGCCTGTAAATGGAAACGCAAGCAAACGAGCCCAGCGGCGAAAGCCAAGAAGCTGGCCTACTCGATTCGGTATCAATTACTGAAGACCAAGGCCAGCAGGCAAGCCCAAGCAGTTCAGACATCGAGCACCGCGAGGAGCAAGATGACGATACACCACTAGAGCGTCCAGATTGGTGGCCAGAGAACTTCTGGAAAAGGGACGATTCCTCACCCGACCTGGAGGGCATAGCCAAGAGCTGGCAAGACCTGCGAAAGCAGATAGCTCAAGGCAAGCACAAACCGCCAGCTGACGGCAAATACGACACCTCGGTCTTTGGGGATATCCCAGAAGATGACCCGGTGCGTGGCCACGTTATGGGGTGGGCTAAAGAATATGGGATATCTCAAGCAGCTCTAGACAAGCTGGTTGGCGATGTCGTGGCCATGAACGGCGAGCAGGCGCAGCAGGTATCTCGCACCATCGAAGAAGAGCGCAAGGCCCTTGGCCCTAACGCAGATGCAATCATCAAGGGCATGGGCGATTGGGGTGCTGGCCTGGTTCGCAAGGGAATTCTCAGCAAGGATGACTTTGAAGAATTCAAGGTCATGGGCGGCACAGCTGCTGGGGTGCGTGTATTTATGAAGATACGGGAGACCTACGAGGGGATGAAGATTCCTTTGCAGTCTGCTCCGGTTGAGGGTTCAGCTAGCAAGGACGAGCTCTACGCAATGGTGGCCGATCCAAAGTACAAGACAGACCCGGCCTATCGATCAAAGGTCGAGCGGATGTTCGCATCGACTTTCGGCAACTAATCCTCCTCACTCTCCGCAAGGAGAGGCTTGAACGCCACCGGCTAACCACCGGTGGCTTTTTTTCTTGCATTTTATTTTTAGAACCGTTAGATATTCGTTTAAGGCCAATCGATATCCATCGACCCTTACCGCAGCGGATGCTGACGAGCGGCTGGCGTAACCAGCAAGCAAGAGGCCCAGAACACCGGCTAACCGAAGCGACCAAACCTTTTTAACTTTCTTGGAGATTCCAAATGGCGATTTCATTATCAAACGCCTTTGTAACGCTCTTTGACGCTGAAGTTAAGCAAGCTTACCAGGGCAAAGCCCAATTGGTAGGTGCGGTTCGTCAGCGCCGGGGTGTCGAAGGCTCAACTGTAAAATTCCCTAAAGTCGGCAAGGGCGTGGCCACCGTGCGCGTTCCCCAATCCGATGTTAGCCCCTTAAACGTAGCGTTCTCTAACGTCACCTGCACGCTGACTGATTACAATGCCGCTGAGTACAGCGACATCTTCAATCAGGCTAAAGTTAACTTTGACGAGCGTTCCGAGCTTGTCCAGGTGGTTGGTTCCGCTATTGGCCGCCGTCAAGACCAGATCGTTTTGGATGCACTCGCAGGTTCAAGCACAAGCTTGATCGTGACCGAAGACGAGGGTGGCACCAACACCGGTCTGAACGTGGCTAAACTGCGTGCCGCCAAGAAGCTGCTGGATAAAGGCAACGTTCCAATGGACAACCGCCACATGATCATCCACGCAAACTCTTTGGCATCGTTGTTAAGCGAGACCTCGGTAACCAGCGCAGATTTCAATACCGTCCGCGCCCTGGTATCTGGTGAGCTCAACACATTCCTCGGCTTTACTTTCCACACAATCGGTGACCGCACCGAGGGTGGTCTTCCCGTTGCATCGTCTGAGCGCAAGCTGTGGGCTTTCCACCGTGACGCAATCGGATATGCAGAGGGTATCGCTCCTCGCACGGAAATCAATTACATCCCTGAGAAGACCAGTTTCTTGGTCAACGCAGTATTCTCAGCCGGTGCGATTGCCATCGATGCCGAAGGTATTGTCGAAGTCCAAACGACTGACGCATAAGGAGAACGACAATGGCATTTTCTATTACTGGTTTAAACTCTGTCAGCCCCAATAAGCGTGGCAATGCACCATCGATCTACGCTTATAAGACAACTGACACAATCGCCACAGTAAATACCGAAGGTTACTTCAACAGCCTGGCTGATACCCTGGAAGTTGGAGACCTGATTTACTGTGTAACTTCAACTGGTTCAACTGCTGTAGCAACTCTGGTATATGTACTGTCTAACTCATCAGGCGTAGTTGATGTGAACGATGGCACAACATTAGCCAACACGGATACGGACTAATCAAGAGGGGGCCATAAGCTCCCGATTGTGATGCCGCATTCGTATGACGTACAACACAAGGGGTGTGCCATTATCTGTGGCGCGGCCCCTTGTGTCTTTGAAGACCTAGAAAACGCACTCAAGCTGCGCCCAGGTGCCACCATCGTTGGGGTCAATAACGCAGCTGCAATAGTCCCTGAGATTGAGCATATCTGGACGCAGCACAATAGCTACGCTCAAGAATACAAAACCAAGGCCGGTAGGCCAATAAAGGTTCATGCCAGGGCAGACATCATAGGAAATGATGTAGATTACTGGTGGAATAGCATGGTTGGCATAAAAGGATCGAGCGGGGTTGTAGCCGCAATTTGGGCCAAAGCTATGGGTTTCGATGAGGTAATTATGGCTGGCATCCCCCTAAGTGTTAACAGCACCGATTACCACGCCCAATACCCGGACAGCAAACCAGACAAGGTATTTGCACCCACCAATAATATTGAGCATTGGCAGAGGTTTTTGTATAGACACAAAGAACATGGACGCATGGATGGTGTAACCTCTCTTAGCGGATATACCCGCCAAGTTCTAGGAGCTCCATGTTAACTGTTGCCTGCGTTCTCAAGTCTGGTCGCTTTAGCCAATCAGCTGGCAAAGAACCCTACACCCCAGCCGATGTGGAAAGATTGATGAATATGGTTGCCAAGAATCTTGGAGACCATAGGTTTGTCTGTTTTTCGGATGTAGATGTACCTTGCGAGCGGATACCGCTCAAACACGGGTGGCCAGGTTGGTGGTCTAAGATCGAGCTCTTCTCTTGGGTATTTGATGGCCCGGTGCTTTACTTTGACCTGGATACTGTTATCTGTGGTGACCTGACCGAGCTGGCCGAGTACCCACATAAATTCACGATGCTCAAAGACCTGGGCAAGCGCGATACCCCGGCAAGTGGGATGATGGCCTGGAACGGTGACTATTCGCACATTTACCTGACATTTAGGTCAGACCCATCGTTTTACATGACTATGTACTCTGGGAGCCTGAATCTTGGAGATCAGGCATTTATTGCTAAGAATCAAAAGCCAGACTGCTTGTGGCAACAGATATTCCCCAATAGAATCTTCTCATACAAATTTCATCTTCTTGGCAAGCAAAAACCAGATGAGGCAAAAGTAGTTTGTTTTCATGGCGAGCCAAAAGGTTCTGGTTCAAGTGGCTGGGTAAGAGATATATGGAGTAATGCAAATGGCAGCAGGTGATTCCGCACTATCAATTTGTTCAGACGCTCTCTTGATGTTGGGTGCAAAAGCTATCTCATCGTTTAACGAGGGAACTAACGCAGCTAACGTATGTGACCGGTTATACCCGGACATCAAGAATCAGACGCTATTAAATTATCCGTGGTCTTTTCTGTACAAAAAGATCCAGCTATCTCAACTAATCACCACGCCAACCACAGAATACAGGTACGAATATCAGCTGCCAGGTGATCGGATTGGGCCCCCCAGGCAGATATTTGTTACCAACGCTATTGGTGCCAGACCGATTAAAGCCTACCGAATATTCCAAGACAAGCTGCTCACCAACGAGACCACCATCTACGCCGACTATCCATATGCCGTCCAAGAGTACGAGATGCCGGTTTACTTTGTGCAGCTGCTCAAGTACATGATGGCCTGGCACCTGTCTCTGCCAATTACAGACCAGATCGACAAAACCCAATACTGGCAGCAGATTGCCATTGGAGCTGCGTCAGAAAATGGCCGGGGTGGTTATATGCGTACCGCCACCACCATCGATGGCCAGGGCCAGCCAATTTCTGTGATTGAAGATTACAGCTTGATCGATGTGAGGAACTGATGGCACGTTTTACGTCAATCCAAACCAACTTCTCAACCGGGGAACTCGATCCCCTATTGAGGGCCAGGGTTGACCTACAGGCTTACGCTAACGCCCTAGAGGAGGCCACCAATGTGGTGGTGCAGCCCCAGGGTGGAATTAGGCGCAGGCCCGGTTCTAAGTACATTATGGCTCTGCCAAACTCAAGCACGCCATCTGCTGGAAACGGCGTGCGCCTGGTTCCGTTTGAGTTCTCTACATCCGACAGCTATATGCTGTGCTTTACCGATAGTCGAATGTATGTTTTTAAAAACTCCGTGCAGCAGCTGGCAATCAATGGTGGAGCAAACGATTACCTAGATACCAGCTCATTTGGCCTTACCGGTGCCAGGCTCGCCAATCTAACCTGGACGCAATCGGCTGATACCCTGATTGTCTGCCACCAGGACATCAACCCGGTAAAGATTGTGCGCGGGGCCTCTGATACATCTTGGACTGCCAGCACGCTTTCTTTTGACAGTATTCCCAAGTATGCTTTTACGTTATCTGTATCTAATCCATCTGGAACATTGACACCGTCTGCTGTAAGCGGGAAGGTCACGTTAACAGCGTCAACAGGCACGCCATTTAGCGCAGGTTCGGTTGGCCAATATGTCAACGCTAGCCCACAGGGCCGGGCCAAGATAGTCAAATACACAAGTGCCACAGTAGTTGACGCAATAGTTGAGTTCCCGTTCTTTAATACCTCTGCCATTGCAAACGGTTCATGGGAATACGAATCTGGTTACGAGGCTGTGTGGTCATCTGGAAAAGGTTGGCCACGCTCGGTTACGTTCCATGAGGGCAGGCTTTTCTTTGCTGGATCTAAGTCGCGGCCATCAACCGTATGGGGTTCCAAGGTTGGATTGTTTTTTGACTTTGAGCCAACCGAGGGATTAGACGATGATGCGGTGGAGGCTACGCTAGACACCAACACCTTTAACGCAATTGTCGATGTAACCTCTGGTCGCGACCTGCAAATCTTTACAACTGGTGGCGAGTTCTATTGCCCACAAGAGGGTCTAGAGCCAATCACGCCAACCAACTTCTTTATGAAGGCGGTCACCCGCAATGGCGCCAAAGAAGGTGTCCGTGTCCAGCAGCTGGAATCAGGCACCCTATTCTTGCAGCGGCAGGGAAAATCACTTAATGAGTTTGCGTTTACAGACACGCAATTAACCTACGTTACAAGCAAGATATCGCTACTGGCTGGCCATCTACTAAAGTCTCCCACAAGGATGGCTCTGCGCCGGTCAGTAGCTACCGATGAAAATGACCTGCTATTTATCGTTAACAGCACGGGCGGGACAATCGCTGCCTTTTCTATGTTGCGGGTACAAAACGTAATTGCACCGTCTGAATTTACAACCGATGGCGAGTACATCGATGTTGGCGTAGATCTCACCACTATTTATACGGTGGTGAAACGTACGATAAATAGTACGACTCAGTATTACGTTGAGGTGTTCGATGACAGCCTACAGCTCGATTGCGCCAAGTCTGGTGGCGCAGCTGCGTCTGTGTCGATGTCCCACCTTGTGGCCAAGTCCGTGCAAGTTGTTTTAGATGGCGCGGTGCAGGCAGCTCAGACAGTACCTGGTGGCGGCACGGTGACATTCCCTCGAGCAGCTGCTAGTTCATACCAGGTAGGTCTTAACTTTACTACCCAGGCGGTAACCATGCCAGCAGATATAAAGATTGCAGCTGGTACTAGGCTTGCCTACCAGAAACGAATCATTGAAGTAAACGCTATTGTTAAAGACACCCAGCATTTAATTGTCAATGACAATGAATTACCCTTTAGAAGCTTTGACACAGGAGACACACTCGATGATCCCGTACCTATCTTTACTGGCACAAAAACTATCGACAGCATTCTCGGATATACAACAGAAGGTAAAATCACTATTAGGCAAACTATTCCGCTAAAGATGACTTTGCTAGGTTTAGAGTACAAGATATCTACATACCCTGGGGCATGACATGAGCAGATTTAATATCAACGTCCACGGGCTACCGCTTGGTGACCCACACAACCCACCTGGATCAAGCAGGGTTCAGAACGATCCGTTTACCGCCGCAGCTGTGGCCGCATCTGTTATGTCTGCTTACAGCTCATACCAGCAAGGCCAGATCCAGGGCAAGCAGCTAGAGCTCAAGGGAAGGCTAGAACAAACTCAGTATGACCGCCGGGCGATCCAGTATCAGCAGAAAGCCAACCAGGTTCTAGAGCGGCTTAAGAAGACTAACGCCACCCTAACGGCAAAAGGATTTGCTGGTGGTGTTGATTCGTTTAGCGGGTCAACAGATATTGTTCGGGCATCTAATGAAACATCTGCCGGGCGAGAGTTCAAGATTTATCTAGATGACGCAGACGCAGCAATACGAGCTGGAGACATTGCCTTGGCATCTAATCTAGCTGCGGCCCAACAAGCAAAAACAGCAGGCAAGTTAGATGCGGCTACCAAGCTTTTGATGGCCGGTGCAACCGCAGGCAAGGGCGGTGGATTTGATCGAACAAGTTATAACTGGCTTGTTCCAGCACCAGTTGAAACCAGAATGGTTGTACCAACATAATGGCACGCATACCTAGATACCAAGAATCAGGGGTCATCTCAGCGGATGTTCCTAGCATGAGCTTTCCGATGGCCAGTACGTCACAGGCTGTTGGGAAGTCACTAGACCAGCTTATGCAGTTTGCGTTTGGCGAAATTAAGGAACGCAAAGACAAAGAAGACAAAATCATTGCCGCCCAAATGCGATCAGAGCTAGAGCTTGAAGTCGCAAAGAAAGTTAATGATTTAGACACCTTGGTTTCTACTGGCCAGCTCACAGATGTCCGTGAGCTACAAAGTGAAATTCGCTCTCTAGAATCATTTGCACAACCATTGTTTGGTAGGGATGTTACCCAGGCTGCTGGTTTAATTCAGTCGATTACATCTTCTGGAAAAGCGTTGATGGCCAAGAGCACGGACATGATGCTCAAGAATTATAGTGCCGCCAGAAACGTAATAACAGACGATGCAATCAAGCAAAACACAAAACTAATTGAACGGCTATGGGAAACAACAGCATCATATGAAGACCCCGCAATGGGGGAGCAGGCAAGAACAACTAGAAATGTAGAAGAGCAATCTATTTTTTCAAAGATGTTTAATGTCGCAAGAATGAATCCAGGTTCATCTGATGAAAAAATGACGCAGTTTTTAAAATCTGTAGAAGCAGCAAAAATCAATGTTATTTCTAAATACTTAAAAGATGAGCTATCCCAGGGCAACATGACAATCCTTAACGCAAAGATGGCTGCTGGGGATTATGGCAAATACACCAGGGATGTTATGTCTTTCACAGAGGAACAAAAGTCAGCTATCCGCACAGCAATCAAAAAACGATTTGTTGAATCTACAGATATTCTAAAAGCCGAAGCAGAGCTTAAAAAATCTGGAGATGAGACAGAAGCTCGCGCACTAATTGCTGATTACTTTAGTTCCCCAAAACCAGCAACCCTAGAAAAACTGCGAGCCATTGCTATTCGCTCTGGTGCCGTATCCCCAGAATATGTAGCTGAATTACCAAACAAGGTTTCTGGTGCAGAACCAAGAAACGTAATGGGCGAAATGATGCTTAAGGATGAAATTCAAAAAGGTTTAATTACTAGCCTGGCTGATTTTCAGAATCGAGGGCGGTCACTCGGAGTTGGGATTCGCAGGCTTTCCGAATTGCAAGACAACTGGTATTCCGGTAATCGCGCAGTTGAGAATGACATTGAAGGAATTGCCAGGGCTCAAGCAAGGCTTGTTCCTGGGCAGCAAAATATTAGCCAACGCCAGCAACAGGATTACTATAAATTTATTTCAAATGTTGAAGACGGATTTCAACAGGAAACGCAAGCGTGGAAAGATGGCGGCTCAAAAGGCCCGGCACCATCTAAAAGAGATATTGCAAATAAACTTGTTGTTAAGCGCAGGGAAAGTATTCAGTCTAGGAAAATTGACAATATTACGGAAAGCTTGATCTCTTCCTATGGGCCGCAAGGAACTACCAAAAAAAGCAATATTGATTTTAATAACATTGAAATGAAATATAGCAAAGACGGGGAAGCTGTTGGTTTGTCTTCAGACGTAAAAGCAGCGTTGCGTAGGGATGGCTTTAGCGATTCTCAAATTGATGACATTGAACAGAAAATGATCGGACTTGATAAACAACGAAAAGAATTGAGCACTATCAGATGAATGATGACGATACCGGATATGTAGACTACGCCCTTGATCGGGCTTATCCTCCGCTCAGAATTGACATTACTGGTGTTGCGCCACAGGCTACACCCCCAGAAGAGGTTGCCCCTGCTACCGGCGCAGCTGAAGAGTTTCTTGCCCAGGGCGGCATGACGCTACCAGCTGATGCCCAAAGCATGACACCGGCCCAGATGGGTCAGGTAGTGCTCGATGGCCTGGCCGGTATGAGCCGTGGTGGCGTTAAGGCTGTGGCTGGCTTTGGCGGGGACGTTGAGCAGCTCGGTACGTTTATCAAAAACTTTATAACCGATAACCAGGGCGGCGGTTTTGTAGAGCGGGTGAAAAGGTCTGCCGGTGCTTTTGAATCGCCAACATTGCTACAAACATCAAAGGACGTTGAGAGAGAAGGTATTGGGCTGTTGCCTGGCGCACCGCTTGGTAGCGTCAAGTTGCCACCAGTAATACCGCCTGGCGTTACTACTGATAGGGCAATGCGAGAGAAAGCTGCGGCTGGCGGGGAGTTGGCCGGTGAGGTACTTGCTGACCCGTTTCTAGCCGCCAGGGCTATTAAGTCTGGGGTTGGGGCTGTTAAAAGTATGGCTCAGGAAGTAATGACGACCGCACCTGTTGGGGCAATAATGCCAAAAGGAGAACTGCGGTCTGCGGCCGAAGCATGGGCAAACACAAAAGCCTATCAGGACAGAATATCTCAAAGCCTTGAAGAGCAAAACGCAAAAACTGTTAGCAACAACATTCGCTTATATACAGACCAAGGATTAAAACCTGCTGCAATTATTAAAAAGCTTGAAACAGATATTGGATCTAAGCTGACAAAAGAACAATCGGCTCTTGTTAAAGAATACGTTAATTCTCAAAAAGCACTTAAAAAAGAATTGGTTACACCAACAAATCCGCAAGAGCTTTCGTTTGAGCAAATGCTAAATCAAAAAATGAGGGTTGAGCCAACCGATAGCACATTGGCGCAATCGTTCAACGGCTCATTAGCCAGATTGCCAGGATTATCTGTTGAGCAAAAAAAGGAATTAGCATTAAGCTCAAATCAAACTTTGGCTCCTTATCTTGGTGTAAATGTAAAAGGTCAAACCAATAAACTTTTGACATCAAACGGCAAGCTTAAGAAAACAGAAACTGGAGTTCCTGGCGGCGAGCCAATCAAACTTCCAGATGGACGAGGCATTGAAAATGCTGGCCTTGCTTTGGCTCCAGCCCTAAAGGTTGGAAAGTACAACACTTGCCCAAATCACAGATCATGCGTCAAAGAGTGCCTTGGCAAGACCGCCAACGGTTATTACATATTTGGTGGCGGTGCCGACCTTGATGCTATGGGGCCATCTCGCTTGCGTGGCTTTAGAATGACTATGGGTATGCTGCATGAGCCAGAAGCTTTTGCAATAAAACTTAGCAACGAAATTACTTCTTTAAAAGAAAAGGCAGCAAAAAATGGCAACGTGTTAGCCGTGCGTTTAAACGTGCTATCTGATGTCAATCCAAAAATTCACGAAACATTAATTAAGCAACACCCAGATGTAATCTTTTACGATTACACAAAAATGAAATATCGACCGATTGCTCCTAATCATCACTACACCTATAGTTCTACTGGTCTATTACAAAAGGCTGGCCAAAATGGTTTGACAGTAGACGTTGATAATCCATATGCTAATTGGCCTCAGATGCGCCAATGGCTTGATAATGGACAAAACGTAGCGATGGCATTCAGCAATAAAAAAGCATTGCCACAAAGCGTTAGAGATGAAGAGACAGGCAAGATATACAAAGTCATCGATGGCGATAGTTATGACTTTAGGCCAATGGATGCCCAACCACCAGGCTTTGACGGTGTAATTATTGGCTTAAAGAACAAAGCTATTACTAGAAAAGAAGCTGAAGCCGCCATAAAATCAGATGGGTTCTTTGTTCAATATGACCCTAAGTTCCAAAAAGATGAAACAGGCAAAAGATTCTTGCGCGGCCCAAGTCCAGGCGTTAGCGAAAAAAGTGGCAAACCATTACGCGGCCCGTTAATACCAACCAATACAGAAGTAGTGATTGCCAAACAGCAGACCAAACAAGATAAGATGATTCCTATATCTTCTGGGCAACCACAAGAAAACCTTATTAATACTGGCCAATCAATTCAGGAGCAGATGAAATGATCAATGGAAAACCGCTACCCCTAGAAGATTTTGTGCAACAGTTTCCAAATGAAGATCAATACCAAATGGAAGGCATTCCTTTTGATGATTGGTGGGAGGTTGGCGGGAACCCAGATTTTCAAGGCCCGGCCATCAATGTTGCTGACCTGGCTGCAATGAACAAAGGACTTGGATAATGGCACTTCCTCCCATCACCCAGAGATTGGATGAGCTCCTGGCAACTAACCAGCCAGCCGAAGACCCAACCAACGAAAGCTTTACTCCAATCTCTGAGGGTGAACGAAACCTAGAAAACAGCGAGCCTGTGCAGGTAGCTGGTCTTGGTAGGCTAGTAGAGCTTGGAACCGGGCTAATAACGAAACCAGTACAGGCTGGGGCGCAATTTATATCGGAAGCAGCTGCGCCAGAAGTATTGGCTCCGATTGTAAAAAAGGGTGTCAAATCTAAAGTAGACCCAAAGGTAACCCCAGACCCGTTGCCTATAACACCAGCTACACCTGCATCAACTGAGGCTGCCCAGGCTGCGCCAGCAGCTCCAAAGGCAGAGGCACCAGCTCCGGTCTCAGGCGAAAGGATGATGCAGCAGGCGGCAGAGCGGGACAGAATAATTCAGGCCGGTGGCGAGCCTGGTGCTCCCAGCCCCACCAAGGCTCAAGCAGAGGCCGGTGTTACTGAAACGCCGATTAGCACCCTACCGTTTGACAATGAAACAATGCAGGCCACGGTGCGCTCGGCTGCGGAGGCTGTGCTCAAAGATGAGCCAGAGATGTCTATCCGCTCAATTTACATGAGGGCTATCAACGCCGGGGTTCCAGAGGCCCAGGCCCAGAGAATTCTTCAGGGTCTCCCAATGGAATCCACGGTTGGTGGGTCACAGCTAGCCCAGCAAGCTGCCGGGGTTTTAAAGCTGCATGACGATAGCGCGGCACGTTTAGATGAGCTGTTTGCCAAGATGGCTGCTGGCCAATTAGATGACACCGGCAAATTGCAGCTGCGCCAGCAAATGGCTTACCACGACAATATTGCTAAAAACCTAAAGGGCATCTCAGTTGATATTGCCAGAACAATGAACGTCTTTAAGAGGGTTCAAGACAAAGGGCCAGGGTTTAAGCCAACTGATATACGCGCAATTCTTGACGAGGTTGGTGGAGACGAATCGCTTTCTCGATTGGCAGAAGCTTATCTTCTTAGCCCAACGAGAGCTGGCAAAAACAAATTGCTTGAGGTTGGCTTTGGTAAAAAATTAAGCGATGCATTTATATTTACTTTTCAAGGAAATCTTTTAACTAATCCAGATAGTCACGCTTACAACTTTGCAGGCGGTGTTTTGTTTGGGCCAGCTTCTCCAATTGAAAGGACGCTTGCTGTTGGGTACGGGAAAGTTCGCCAAGCAATAATTCCTAACGCAGGTGAAGACAGATTCTTTATGGGCGATGTTCTTGCTAGGACATCTGGGCTGGCAAATGGAATTCTAGATGGTTGGGATTTACTAAAGCACGTTGTCAGAACCGGCGAAAGAGCAACGGTAAAGGGTGATGTAAAAATAAGCCCATTGTCAGCAGAAGCTTTTTCAGATGTTCCCATCCGTCTTGGCAATCTATTAACTTTACCTATCTCCCCAATCTTGGGCGGCGCGTCTGATTTTGGAAAAGAGATTTACAGAACCCCTGATCTAACCAACACCTGGCTTGGTAAGGGTTTAGATTACCTTGGGTTTTTTCATGGATCAGTATTTAGGGCAATCAGCGGAGCTGACGAGTTTATCGGTGGAATATCTGCAAGAATGCAGCTGCATGAAGATGCGTGGCGTTTTGCAAATACAGAATACGACAAGCTAATTGCATCTGGTATGACTGATGCTGATGCCTTAAAAGAAACGCAGAGACTAGTGGCTGCGTTGATGGATGAGCGTCCAGCAACTATGGCTGCTAGCGTTGAAAACTTCCGCAAGCAATCGCAGTTGGCCACAGAGTTTGATCGCTCTACAAAGCTTGGAGAGTTTTACTGGAAGCTTAACGATATGTTTCAAGTTCCAGCCCTTAAAGTGTTTGTTCCTTTTGCAAAAACAATTTCCAATTTATTCATTGAATCATCAGCCAGACTACCCGGTTTCAATCTTTTGAGCCCACGGTTCTGGGACGATTACGATAAGGGCGGTAGATATCGAGACCTGGCAATGGCCAGGCTGTCAGCTGGTGGTTTGGCTGCGTCTACGTTTGCGTATCTCTCAATGAACAACAGGGTTACTGGTTCTGGCCCTAGCCAACCAGAAGACCTTGCTGCCCTAGAAAAGCTTGGCTACCAGCGGCGATCATTGATTTATAAAAAAGATGAAATCAGCTTTGCAAACTTAAGCAGGCTTTCACAGCTAACAAAAATAACTACAGGTGAGGGGCCGCTTGAGGGATATATATTTATCAGCTATGCAAGATTTGACCCAATCTCAATGCCGCTTAATGTCGGAGCTGATATTGGTGATGCGCTTAAGTTCCACAGGGGTAAACCAGATGAATCAATGATTATGAATTTGGTTCTTGCTGGCTCTGGAGCGTCTGCCGAATACATGACTAACCTGCCTGCGATGCAAGGCATTGGAGATGTGGTTAGCATTCTTAAAAGCAGGCAAGAAGACGGTGGCCGAAAGGTAGTTGAGGTTTTCGATAGGCTTGCCAAACAATATGCAAACTATTTGTTTACGGGTACACCTGGTGTAGGGTTTCTTAACTCTAGCTTAATGGCAAAAATGGAACGGCTTACCGATCCAACCATTAGATCTACTAGACCATCAGAGGCAGACGTACCATTGGGCATGAGATTTTATGCGGAACAAAGAGCTTTTGTTCACAGCAGAATTCCTTACTTGTCTCAATCTTTGAAGCCAGAGCTCGACAGTCTTGGCCGGGTTCGTAAAGTAGAAAATCGCGGCCTCGATTATTGGGCAAACTACAGTCCAGTAACCAGCGTAACTGTTGGTAAGCGCAGCCTGGCAGACGAGGCACTTGCATCAATTGACTACGGGATATCTCGGCCACGCGATACATGGGACGGCGTAAAGCTGTCGGCTGAACAATTCAATCGATATAAAGAGCTCTATGGCCAGGTGGTGAAAATAACCGGGTCTGACGGGCAAGAAAGAAACCTGGAGCAGGCAATACCGTTTGAGCTAAAGCAAGCCAGGGAAGACGCTATAAGCGCAGGCGAATCCTTTACCAAGGGCGAGATGCAAAAGTTTGTTGATCGGTTGACCAGCAACTACAGACGGATCGCAAAGCTGCGGATGATTGGATTTGACCCAAGTCCAGATGCTGGCCAAGGCGAGGCAGCAAATTTGGACGAGGCCGGGTTTCTGGACGAGAAGATTGAGTTCCCAGACCTTGCAAAACTGGTTCGCCGTAATAAAGAATTTATTCGCATTGAGGGCAAATAACCACTAGATTTGCGTATTGAAAGGAAACTAACATGGCAGTCCCTATTAGCAACGTCACCCGCCGAGTAGTGCTCGCTGCCTCTGGCACCGGGCCGTACTCCTTTACCTTTGAGATCCTGGCCAACACAGATATCTCTGTGTACAAGGACGATACCCTGCTGACGTTGACCACGGACTACACGGTTACGATCAACTCAAACGGCACCGGCTTTGTGACCCTGACGGCAACGCCTACCGGGGCAACGCAGATTGCCATCGTTGGTGACCGGGCGATCCAGCGCACCTCAGACTTTGTGACGGGCGGTGACCTGTTTGCCAATACGATTAATGATGAGCTGGACAGCTTGACCATCTTTGCCCAGCAGAATGCCGAGGCCGCAGACCGATCCCTGAAGGCTCCGCAGACTGATCCAACCTCAATCAACATGACCCTGCCACGGTCTACTGTACGGGCTAATAAAGTTCTTGCTTTTGATGTTAACGGGAACCCAACGACCGGCGAAACAATTGGCGATAACCGTGGCAACTGGGCAGCTACAACTTCCTACAATAAACGCGACATTGTCAAAGACACCAGCAACGGCAACATCTACTACGCCAATACCTCGCATACGTCTAGCGGATCGCAGCCTATCTCTACTAACACCGATTCTGCCAAGTGGGATCTGATTGTAGATAACGCATCTGCCGGGGCTTCAGCTACAGCAGCTGCTGCCAGCGCATCTGCCGCCTCAACGTCAGCCTCTAACGCCAGCACCTCGGCATCTAACGCATCAACCTCTGCGACCAATGCGGCCAGCAGCGCATCATCTGCCAGCACCAGCGCAAGCAATGCATCAAGCTCTGCCTCTACTGCTAGCACGGCAGCAACCAACGCATCCAATAGCGCATCGTCCGCTAGCACTTCTGCGACTAACGCAGCCAACAGCGCAACCTCGGCTGCATCATCTGCCACTACGGCAACCAATGCCAGCAATGCATCGATCAACCTGGCCAACAATCTCACGGCCACAGCTACCACGCTCTCAGCTGGATCTAGCGCAACAGCGTCTTACAACTCTGGTACTTATGTACTAACCCTCGGCATTCCAACTGGAGCTACTGGAGCCACAGGCGCAACCGGTGCAACAGGGGCAACAGGGGCAACAGGCCCGGTTGGTGTCAACTGGCTGGGTGCCTACGCTGGCGGTACATCCTATGTAGTCGATGACGCTGTCAGCTACAACGGATCAAGCTACATTTGTAAGCTGGCATCTACTGGCAACCTGCCCACCAATACAACATACTGGGATGTGCTTGCTGAGAAGGGTGCGGCAGGCTCTGGAACCGGTGATGTGGTTGGCCCAGCATCTGCGGTCAATGATCGCCTGGCTGCGTTTGATGGCACAACCGGAAAGCTAATCAAAGACAGCACATTCACAGCATCTAGCTTTGCTAAGTACGCCGACACAACCGCAAACTTTACCGGTACTTTGCAGAACTCTGGTAGCAACGTGCTCACCGCATCTAACATTGGCTCTAGCGTACAAGCCTACGATGCTCAACTAGCTGACGTAGCTGGCCTGACCCCAACAGACAATGGCGTGATTATCGGCAACGGTACTAACTTTGTTGTTGAATCAGGGGCTACGCTAAAGACCTCCCTTGGCCTGACTATAGGCACAGATGTCCAGGCATACGATAGCAACCTAACATCGTTTGTTAATACGTTCACCCTGCCGACAACTGATGGAACGGCAGATCAAGTATTAAAGACTAACGGTTCTGGAACCCTGTCGTTTGTAACGCCAAGCAGCGGCACAAGTATTACCATCTCAAACGACACAAGCACCACAACTAACCTATACCCAACATTTGTAACCAGTACCAGCGGTACGGCTAGTAGCCTAAATACAGGTAATGCCAAGTTGCTGTACAAGCCCAGTACAGGTGAGCTGCAATCTACGGCGATGGTTTCTAGTAACGGTATTACTGTCAATGCAAATACTATTGCGGCGAACTATACCGTTGATACTGGTTTTAATGGTTTATCTGCTGGCCCTGTAACAGTTAACTCAGGTATTACGGTGACTGTTGCAAGCGGCTCTGCTTGGACTGTAGTCTAGGAGACAATATGACAATTACGATTAACGGTACGACAGGCATAGCGGGTGTAGACGGTTCCGCTAGTACGCCAGCGGTACAGGGTACGGATACCAACACAGGTATTTTCTTCCCTGCGGCAGACACCATAGCCTTTGGTGAGGGCGGTGCAGAGGTTGCTAGGTTTGATTCAAGTGGGAACCTTGGGATTGGTACGAGTTCACCATCACAAAAATTAGATGTTACTGGAAACGCACGATTAAACGCATCTTCAAGCCCAGTGCTGCAACTTTCAGAATCAGGAACTCTTAGAGGCTCTATTACAGGCTCTAGCACAATAGGTCTTTATTTCCAAACCTTTTCTTCAACGCCGATAAGTTTTGATACTAATGGATTAGAGCGTGCCCGTATCACTAGCGGTGGTGATTTTGTACTTGGTGGTACAACTAACAATGGCTATAACTTTCGTATAAGTGCTGGTAATAAATATGCCGCAGGGTTTGAAAATTCTTCGGGAAACATACCAATTACTTGTCAAATTTCGAGTGGTAGTGGAAGTCAAACTTTTATTACTTTTTATAACGGAGCCACTAATACAGGTTATATCAACACAACAGGCACAAATACTCTTTATACAAGTATTTCCG